GGATCTGAATTTTCGGGCTCATGCGTCGCCGTCGCCAGGTGTCGAGATTAGTCCGCGGGCGGGATTACGATCGCGTCTATTCTTCCATCCGTCACTATCGTCCCACTGATCGTAGTCCTCATGTCCTCCAATCACCGTGATCTTCTTTGCGCTCGCCAGAATCATTGCTTTTTTCGCCTCAAGCGCCGCGCGAGACGCTTGCTCGGCCGCTAGCTTCTGAGCCTCTAGGGCGGGGCGCATTTCGCGATATCGACCTTGGGCCAGGATCATCGCCTCCGCGTGGCTCGTATCTGCAAGAAGCGCATAGTGGGGCAACGTGAAATCACCGTATTTTACACCGTAATCGGTCGAAAGTTCTTCGTCGGTCATCGGAGTAAGTCCCGCCGCAATACATGCTGTTTCGTAGTCGTTTCTGTTCATGTTCGTCTCTCCGTGTGTGTTGCTCTCTCTCTAGTTCAACAAGTATCGTCTATTCGATTCGGTTCGTCAAGGGAAAAATGCACCACGCACAAAAATAGTTCTCGCCACGCCAGCTACGCAAAAAAATTCATACTTGACAGAACTCCCGAAGACCCCCTCATACTCCCCCGTCCCGTACAGATTACCGCGTTGTGAGCAGCGCGAACTTAACGCGACGTCATCGAGTGCTCAACATGCCCTGCGTTGCCTAGGTCGACAGACCAGGCGGAACAGATGCGTGGTGTACGTACAGATAGAGCCACCACACTGGATTGGTATTGGATGTTCAGGTTCGAGTCCGAAAACGAGGCTGAACAGGCGGCTCAGGCTTGATGCTCTCATAAGCCTTCACCGGCTCTAGCCCTGCGCACTCTCTCAAATGCTGCACCATCGTGATCTTACGTCTCATAGCCAACCGCTTCAGCAGCTCATAGTCCTCGTCCGTCATCGTCAACACTAGAGTTCTCATCGCAATCCTCGGGGGCTAGGGTAGGGCCACTCATTACCGTCGACCCTAGGCATTGTGCCACACCCTGGGGCAAGACGCCCCACCCACTCAGAAACTATCCACTTGCGCCCTGGGGCGGAATGCCTCATGTATCGTGATCTGAGATAAGGCTTAGAAGTCTGGTCGGGAATAGTAGGCTGAGGGTAATAGTGGGCAAACTGCGCACGAAGATAGAAGGGCTGTTCACGAAGTGCGTCGACATCGTCGAGCGCGAGGTTGACTATCTCGATGCCGCCTCGAAAGAAGGCCAGCTCGAGAAATCCGATCGCTACACGCTGTGCATGTATACAGAGACTCTCGGCAAGATTTGGAGCTCCGATGTGCTTCGTGACCTCGAAGGGCGCGAGGACGACGACATGGATTTTGCCAGCTACTCAAACGAGCAGCTGCTCGCAGCGTTTCACAAACTCAAGATAAATCTACTCGAAAATGACGGAAGCGGCACACTGCTCCCCAATTGATCGCGGGGACGTATTGTTTAGGCTGGGCAGTAAGGCGGACCATGGGTTCGTTTACGACTCATGGCGTAAGAGCCACCGCTCGTCACCAGCCGTCGTCGGCATGGACCCAGAAACTTACTTTCGATACCAGTGCACCGTCATCGCTCGCCTGCTTGAGCGGTCTCACTTGCTCGTGATGTGCTCACCTCAGCTACACGATCAGATCATTGGCTACGCGGTAGTCGAGGAGCTGCCCGACAGCGAGCTGGTGTATCATTACGTTTTCGTTAAGCACCACTTTCGCAAGTGGGGTCTGGCCAAGGCGCTCGTTGCTAGGGCTCGCGAAGCCTACCGCGGGCGGAAGCTATTCGCATCTCACATGCCGCGCACTGGGTTTCTCCAGGCGCTCAATCGCTCACTCCCGATAACGTACGATCCAGGTAAACAACTATGAGCAAAACAGCGGGCGAGATCCTCGCAGCGAAAGCCGATCAAGACAAAGCGCCAGTCAAAGCGCAGCGCACGTTCTCGCGTGCCGGATTCATCACGCCGATCCAGATGGGCAACACGTCGCACTCCTACGTCTCGAGCGTTGCCGACCGCACCACGGTTAGGGGCATCTCCCTCGATGGCCCGTTTGCTGCCGTGCGGTATATGTTCGCGGGCACCGAGCGTTCGGTTCTGGTCCCAATCGGTAACGTCTCATACCTCGACCCGATCGAGTGACCGCGCTCACTACTCAGCAGATGATGGTCGCTAAGCTGGCGCGGGAGATTCACCGGCGAAACGAGTTTCTCACTCAGATGCAGGCGAACTCATTCCCGGAGCAATGGGCGTTCGTAACGGACACGTCGCGGCTCATCGCAGCGCTGTGCACCCGGCGAGCTGGAAAGAGCATGGGGGCGGCTGCGCGCACAATTAAAAAAGCCCGAGCGTATCCGGGCTGCAATTTTCTTTACATCGCACTGACTCGAGAGACCGCCCGCGGAATCATCTGGAAGGATTGCCTTCAGTATCTGCTCGACAAGTATAAGATTCGGCACACGTTCAACCGCTCGCGGCTGGTCGTGACGCTTCGCGACGGTGGTTCGGAAATCTATCTGTTCGGCGTTGACGCTAACCGCCGGCAGGCGGAGAAAGCGCTTGGTCGGAAATACAAGGAGATCACGGTAGACGAAGGGGCCAGCTACGAAATCGACCTTGACGAGCTGGTGTCGAAGTATCTGCGACCGGCAACGATTGACCTTTGCGGCAGCATCGTCATGATCGGAACGCCGGGCAACCGAACGCACAACCTGTTCTACCGCGTGACGAACGGCAAAGTCCCTGGCTGGTCTGTCCACCGATGGACGGCGTTTGACAACCGGTTCGTCGCAGAGCAGTGGGCGCTAGAGATCGCGACTCTCAAGGCGGAGAACCCCGGCATCGAGCGCACCACCGGCTATCAGCAGATGATGCTGGGTAAGTGGGTCGTTGACGAGTCGCGGCTGGTCTATCAGTTCGAGCACGACCGAAACACGGTGGCCGAACGGCCGAAGAGCGCGTTGAACCTGGTGCTCGGGGTCGACTTGGGATTCAACGACGCCAGCGCTTTCGTGCTCTGTGCGTATTCCTATCACGATCCAAACCTCTACATCATCAAAGCCTATAAACGCTCAGAGATGACGATCACCGACGTGGCCAACGTCTGCCGCGCCCTCGAGACGATGTACGGCCCAATGCGCCGCGTGGTCGATGGAGCGAGCAAGCAGGCGGTTCAGGAGCTGATTCAGCGGCAGGGTCTGCACTTCGAGACGGCCGAGAAGACAGGCAAGGCAGATTTCATCTCGCTAATGAACGACGATTTTTCTATCAGCCGCATCAAGCTGCTCGAAGGCGAGACGGAACAGCTATCAACTGAATACTCCAGCCTTGTTTGGGACGAAAAGAAGTTTGCCAAGCACGTGCGCGAGGAAGATGCGAGCTGCCCGAATCACTTGGCCGATGCCGCGCTTTACGCCTGGCGCTACTGCTACAATTACCTCAGCCGTGAGTTGCCAATGTTTAAGGTAAAGACCGACGAGGATCAGGTCTCCGAGTTCTGGGACCACGAAGAAGAGGCGGGCGAGCAGGAAGAACAAGAAGAAAAACATTGGTGGGACGCAGCATGATCGATTCAGAACAGCTAACGAGGCTTGAAGCGCTGATGTCGCTCTGCCAGTCAAGGGGCGTGAGTGCGCTGAGCATCGAAGGCGTCACGATGAGTTTTCACGAGCCGATGATGTCAACAGCACCGCAAGCACCGAAACACCCGACGGTCGAAGACCAAGAGGCCGACCTCTACTGGAGCGCAGATGGAACCTGAAAAAATCCGATACGACGACGGGCGTAAGAGCTCCTCGAAATTCAAAGCGTCTTACAGATGGTGGGAGCAGCCCGAAGAAGAGACGCATGACCACGTGTGGGCGTTGTTCCAGCGGCTTGAAAAAGATCAGTCCTACCGCAACCAGGAGAACCTCAAGCACGCGCGGCTCTACAGCAACCGAGTGCTCCGAGGGTTACTGCCTGGCAACTTCGCCCAGGGGGACTCGGCAAAGAACCTGCCGCAAAACCGGCTCACGCTTAACGTGTGCAAGAGCGTGGTCGACACCGCGGCGGCTAAGATTGCAAAGAACCGGCCTCGCGCGTTGTTCCTCACCGAGAAGGGAAACTATCAGCAGGGCAAGCGGGCGAAGCTACTCACTCAGTTCGTGTCGGGTCAGTTCGAGCAAGCCAAGGTCTACAAGCAAGGTCCGAAGGTGTTTCGTGACGGGGCTATCTTTGGCACCGGAGCAATGAAAGTCTTCGTTAACGGCGAAG